AGGTGTGTTGAATAATGCTATTAAATTAGCATATAACCCAACCAAAGCACAGAGAGATATACTTTATCCTCAAAGGGTTAACTCTTACATAACCAAACCGGGAATCGGAACATTATTATTTGGTGATAAAACTGGATTGTCATTTGCATCTGCATTCGACAGAATCAATGTTCGTCGTTTATTCCTTACTGTGGAACAAGCACTTGAAAGTGCTGCTGAAGCACAACTCTTTGAGTTGAATGATGAACTAACAAGAGCAAACTTTAGAAATATTGTTGAACCGTTCTTGAGAGATGTTGAAGCAAAACGAGGAATATCAGGATTCCTAGTTATTTGTGATACATCAAACAACACTCCTGATGTTATTGATAATAATGAATTCAGGGCTGACATCTTCCTGAAACCAGCAAGATCAATCAACTTCATCACACTAACATTCGTTGCCACTAGAACTGGAGTTAGTTTTGAAGAAGTCGCAGGTCGAGTTTAATTGAATAAATAACTAAAGGAGATTAACAACTATGGCAACAACTAGAGAAAACAAAACCATTTCTCAATTTAAATCTCAATTAATTGGTGGTGGAGCAAGACCGAATCTGTTTGAGGTAGAGATGGCAACTTTACCTCCGGGCATAGCATGGCCTGCAGATAACTTTAGGTATATGTGCAAAGCGGCACAGTTACCAGCATCAGTTATTGCAAACATTGATATACCATTTAGAGGTCGTATTTTTAAAGTCGCTGGAGATAGAACCATTGAACCATGGAGTATCACAGTTATTAATGATGAAGACTTTAGAATTAGAAAAGCAATGGAAGAATGGGTTGATACAATTGCTAAATTAGAAAATAATTTAGGTGCAACCGATCCAAGTGCATATATGGTTAATGCAAAAGTATTCCAATTAGGTAGAGGATCTGTTCCAAGTTCACAAAATAACGCTGGTGACAGAAATACAGTTTTAAGAGAATATGAGTTTATCGACATATTTCCAACAAGTGTATCATCAATTGACCTATCTTACGATTCTTCTGATACAATAGAAGAGTTCGTAGTTGATTTCGCAGTTCAGTCATTCCAGTTTATTGACGCAGGGGGCACTGACGGTTAACTAAATAGATAAAAAGTAATAAATTATGTCTAAATTATTTGGGTTCTCGATTGAGAACACAGAACCACTATCTCCAAATGTAGTATCTCCAGTCCCTGAAAATAGGGAAGACGAGTCAGACTACTTTATGAGTAGTGGTTTTTTTGGTTCTTATGTTGACATTGAAGGTGTATTTAAAACTGAATTTGATTTAATAAAAAGATATCGTGAAATGAGTCTGCATCCAGAAGTGGATAGTGCCATTGAAGATATTGTAAATGAAGCTATAGTTTCTGATACAAATGATCATCCAGTTGAAATTGATCTAGATCATTTAAATGCAAGTGATGGAATTAAAAAGAAAGTAAGAGAAGAATTTAAATATATTCTTGATTTATTGGATTTTGATAAAAAAGCACATGAGATATATCGTAATTGGTATATTGATGGTAGAATCTATTACCACAAAGTAATTGATATTAAAAAACCAGAAGAGGGTATTCAAGAATTAAGATACATAGACGCAATCAAAATGCGTTATATAAGACAAGAACAAAAATCAAAAGAGGACAAATATAAAGTAAACAATCTTTTATCAGATAATCCTACTGATTATCCCTTTCCAAAGATAGAGGAGTATTTTGTTTATAATCCAAAAGCTGCATATCCAACTGGTAACATTCAAGCAAGAGGTGCATCTCAAGGAATTAAAATGTCAAGAGATTCAGTCTCTTATTGCACATCTGGTTTAGTAGATAGAAATAAAGGAACTACATTATCATACTTACATAAGGCCATCAAATCACTCAATCAATTACGTATGATTGAGGATAGTTTGGTGATATATAGATTATCCCGCGCTCCAGAGCGTAGGATTTTCTACATTGATGTAGGAAACTTGCCGAAGATCAAAGCAGAACAATATCTCAGAGATGTGATGATGCGATATCGAAACAAATTAGTTTACGACGCTAACACAGGAGAGATCCGCGATGACAAAAAGTATATGGCGATGCTTGAAGATTTCTGGTTGCCTAGAAGAGAAGGAGGGCGTGGAACTGAGATTTCTACTTTACCGGGAGGTCAAAATCTCGGAGAGATCACGGACATCGAATACTTCAAGAAAAAACTCTATAGATCGCTTAATGTCCCGCCGTCGAGAATGGATGGCGAAGGAGGATTTAACTTGGGACGATCTTCAGAGATACTGAGAGATGAGTTAAAATTTACTAAATTTGTTGGACGTTTGAGAAAAAGATTCTCAAATATGTTCCATGATATGTTACGCACTCAACTAATATTAAAGAACATTATTACCCCAGAAGACTGGGAAACAATGAGTGAGCACATACAATATGACTTTTTATATGATAATCACTTCTCTGAACTCAAAGAATCTGAGTTATTAAATGAGAGATTAGGTAACGTTGCAACAGCAGAACCATATATTGGAAAGTATTTCTCACAGGATTATGTAAGACGTAAGATACTTAGACAAACTGATGAGGATATCATAGAACAAGATAAATTAATTAAACAAGAAATTGCGAGTGGTGCAATTCCAGATCCAAGTATTCCTGTTGATCCACAAACAGGTTTACCAATGGATCAAGATGGATCTACAGGAGATCTTGGTGCACCAGTTCAAGAACCAGATCTAGAATCTGAAGGTGGTGCAACAGAAGCACCCACTATCCCTAGTGGTGGGGAAATATAAATATAAAAGGTTAAAGTATTATTTTCTAAAATATGGACGATTTAATGGATATGATCATCGCTGATGAATCGCCGTCACAAATTAGTGATACGATTAAAGATGCTTTGTTTTCAAAATCAGCTGAGCGTGTTGATGCCTTTCGACCTCAAGTGTCATCATCAATTTTTGATAATGGTGAAGTAGAGGATGAAATAGAGGATGAAGTAGAAGCAGAGACTGAAACAGACGTAGAAGCTGAAGCAGATACTGAAATAGGTGACGAAGAGTAACCTATAAATAAATAAAAAATGATCTAGAGTATATCAATGGCTTTAAGAACTGTCGGGACAGGGGCATCACTACCAATAAAAGTGGGTGTAGCGCAGACATCTTCGTTTTTCACAGTGCAATCAGGTTACATGCGTGTAGTCGCAAAAGGATCTGGTGCACATGTCACTATTGGAACCGATGCTAGTGCAGCAATAACTGATTTGTATATTCATGCAGGCCCCGAAGGTGAAACTTTATCAATGACTAAGGCATCGCAAAGAGTTGTTGGTATAAGCACTGGAACAACAACTGTTCTCACTGCACCTGAAGGAACACATATGCCATTTGTTCCCGGTGACATCGTAACAGTTGAATTTGGTAGTAATGCATCTGTTGATACTAATTACAGTGCAAAACTAACTGGTGGAGTATCAGTTCTTTCAGTTGATAATAACATTCCAAATGTTATATCAGATAACTTTGCTCGCAGTAACATTACTGTTGCAGCAGATACATCGGGTATTATCACAGCATTTAATTCAGCAGCAGATTCCACTGTAAGAAAAGTTTTAAAACTATCTTGCATTGCTGCAACGGGTGAAGGTGCTGCTAATAGTGTATTCCATTTTCAACAAGTTCAAACTACAGGTAGTGCGTAATGAAACTGATTAGAGAAGAAATCGAAACCGTTGAATTTCTTGTCGAACAAAAGAACGGCAAAAAATCAATGTATATCGAAGGTGTATTCTTACAAGGAAACATTAAAAACCGTAATGGTAGAATGTATCCTATGGAAACTCTTCGTAAAGAGGTTTCTCGTTATAATGAGAATCACATACAATCTGGAAGAGCACTTGGTGAATTAGGTCATCCCGAAGGCCCAACTGTTAATCTAGACCGTGTTTCCCATAAAATTGTATCACTCAGAGAGAACGGATCCAATTTTATTGGAAAGGCAAAATTATTATCCACACCAATGGGTAAAATTGCGTCTTCTCTCGTCGAAGAAGGAGTCAAACTCGGAGTCTCATCTCGTGGAGTTGGATCTCTTAAAATGACAAGAGAAGGTATAAATGTAGTAGGAAGCGACTTTATGTTGGCGACTGCTGCAGATATAGTTGCCGACCCTTCCGCACCAGATGCTTTCGTTGAAGGAATCATGGAAGGAAAGGAGTGGGTATGGGATGGAGGAATACTTCGAGAGAAGTATGCTGAAAAAACATACAAACAAATTAATACATTAACAGATCAGAAAAAATTAGATGAGCAGAAATTGAACCTGTTCAACGACTTTTTGTCTAATTTATAACTTTTCTAAATAAAAATAGTTTCAAATCAAGACTCATCGGAGTAGTTAAAATGTCTCGTGGCACAAAATTACAAGAAATGGAAGTAAAGACACAGCAATCTAAATCCGCTGTCAATGCTAACGCCAAGCCAGGCGATCCAATGCCAAAACTTACAACAGGTGGAACACCACCAACATATGAAGATCTCGGAGGGCCAACTCCTGAGAATTATAGACCAGATGATGATTCGGCAAAAATCAAAGAGCCAGGCGGTTCCCTTAAACAAGTTAAGGATGTCGTTAACAAAGGTGCTAAAGGAGCAGACCCCATGAAGTCCGGTGGGAAAGGTTACAAGGAGGAAGAAGAGGTGGAACTCGAAGACCAGCAAGAAATTGTTTCTGAAGATGACGCTGCTACCGAAGAGGAAGTAGTTGCAGAAGAAGATCAAGTAACCGAAGAGCAAGTTGAAACTTATGACATCGATGATGATGTCAAAGCTTTACTTGGAGGAGAAGAACTCTCTGAAGAGTTTAAAAACAAAGCAAAAACAATCTTTGAGACTGCGCTCAAGTCTAAAGTTGCCGAAGTAAGGTCACTTTTAGAGCAGCAATACGAGGAAAAACTCGGACAAGAGATTGTTGAAGCAAAAGAGGAACTCTCAAGTAGAGTTGACTCATATCTTGAGTATGTCGCTGACGAATGGTTTACTGAAAACCAGTTAGCAGTAGAGACAGGACTCAAAGAAGAACTTACAGAATCATTCCTTGGTGGAATGAAAAGTCTTTTTGAAGAACATTATGTATCAATCCCTGAAGACAAATACGATGTGCTTGAGAGCATGGTAGAAAAACTTGATGACATGGAAACAAAACTCAATGAGCAAATTGAGAAGAATATTGGATTAAACAAACGTCTCGCAGAGTCGGTTGCCGATGGTATTCTTGATGAAGTTTCTGAAGGGCTCGCGTCCACACAGAAAGAGAAGCTCGCTTCACTTGCCGAAAGTGTAGAGTTTGAAAGTGAATCCGAATATCGTGAGAAGCTAGAGGTTTTAAGAGAATCATATTTCTCTTCAAAATCAACACCTTCATCAGCTAAAACTGAAACTTTATCTGAGGGAGTAGATAGTTCACCTGAATCAGTTCAGGGTTCTATGAGTGCATACCTGAAAACACTTTCAGCATTTAGCAAAAACTGATTTTAAAATTAAATCAAACGTAAACTTTAAAAGGTAAATCCGCAAATGTTTCAATCAGAATCATTGCAGGAAAAGTGGAAGCCACTTCTTAACTATGAGGGCCTTGACGAAATCAAAGATCCCCATCGTAAAGCAGTTACCGCTGTCCTGTTAGAAAATCAAGAAAAATTCCTCAGAGAGGAGCAAGCATTTACATCAGGAATCAACCTGATGGAACAACCAACTGTTAATACAAACACTGGTGCTAATGCTGGTTTCAGTGCTGGTGCAACTGCATCTGGCCCTGTCGCTGGTTTTGACCCTGTATTAATCAGTCTTATCCGTCGTTCTATGCCTAACTTGGTCGCATATGACCTAGCAGGTGTTCAACCAATGAGCGGCCCAACTGGACTTATCTTCGCGATGAGATCCAAGTATAACACCATGTCCGGTGGAAGTTCTACAGAAACATTCTACAACGAAGTAGATTCTGCATTCTCCGGTCGTGACAGAGGAACTAACGCCGAAACAGGTTTTGTTGACGGTGCAGCTGGTATGGGAACAACATCTGTTTCTGCTACTAACCCTGCAGTTCTTAACCCTGTATCATCTGCTGATTCCACATCCTACAGAGTAGGTCAAGGAATGAGAACAGACGAGGCAGAAGCGTTGAATACTGGTCAAGATCAGTTCAACCAGATGGCATTCTCAATCGAGAAGATCACTGTTACTGCTAAGTCCAGAGCACTAAAGGCAGAGTATAGTTTAGAACTTGCTCAAGACCTTAAGGCAATCCACGGATTAAACGCAGAGGCAGAACTTGCTAACATCTTATCAACTGAGATACTTGCTGAGATAAACAGAGAAGTTATCAGAACAATCTATAAGACTGCAGAGCAAGGTGCTGTTCAAAACGTTGCAACCGCTGGTATATTTGACTTAGACGTTGACTCCAACGGTAGATGGTCAGTTGAGAAGTTCAAAGGACTACTCTTCCAGATCGAAAGAGATGCAAACGCAATTGCACAAAGAACTCGTAGAGGAAAGGGTAACATCATCCTTTGTTCTGCTGACGTTGCTTCTGCTCTAACAATGGCTGGCGTTCTTGACTACACTCCTGCACTTAATGCTAACCTTAACGTTGATGACACCGGTAATACATTTGCTGGAACATTACAAGGTAAGTTCAGAGTATACATCGACCCATATGCTGCTAACCTAACAGGTTCTGCATCTGGTGGTGCTGCTCCTACAGGTGGTAATCAATACTATGTTGTTGGTTACAAAGGAACATCTCCATACGATGCTGGATTGTTCTACTGCCCTTACGTTCCACTTCAGATGGTTCGTGCAGTGGGAGAAAATAGTTTCCAACCAAAAATCGGGTTTAAGACTCGTTATGGTATGGTTGCTAACCCATTCGCAGAAGGCACACAAGCAGGTCTTGGTTTCCTTAGTGTTAACTCAAACCGCTACTACAGACGTGTTGCTGTTAAAAACCTTATGTAAGCGAGATGCTTATATATCTTTCAAAGAGACCCTTGACGGGTCTCTTTTTTTATGCTATTCTATAAAAGCATACACACATTTACACTATGAAACCCGTAGCACGAGTAACCGACAAGTTTGATGTCGTCACTTTTTTAGCAGATCAATATCTATTAGAGTCTATTAATAGTATCGATAAAAGATTAGGGCAAGGATATGCCAAAAAGAATCCTCAATTAGTTTCTACAATGGTTAAAGTTATGCAAGATTGTTCTTTTGTTAATGAAGGACAAATTGCAGTATTAAATTAGCAAGAGGAGACCCGAAAGGGTCTCTTTTTTATCTAAATAAAGAAAAGAGTAATAATATGTCTCGACCATCACAAATTGAAAATAGAAATTTTCTCTCTCCAGTTGGGTTTAAATTTAACCTTAAACGAAGTCCGGGGGTTGCTTTCTTTTGCAATACTGCAAATATTCCAGACCTCAACTTAGGAGTTGCCAACCAACCCAATTACTTAAGAGATATACCAGTTCCCGG